GAAGACAAGATTAAACACACAGATATAGTTACACCAGAACCATATAGAATCTGGCATTACTATAATCAAAAATGCAACCTCGCTCAAGCATTTGATATTGAGATCAATGGTTTGAAAGAACCAAGAGATCTTCCTGCACCAACAGTTAAACTTTCCAGAGAAGAAGAAACAACTGGAATTTTTATTGTAGAGGAGGTTCGTCAAAGAACTAAGAAAAAGAAAACCGTAGTCTTCCAACCATTTGGTAGAGGAGTTCAGACTGCTGGTAATATTATTATGGATACTTCTGGAAGAAGTTTTGAATTTAATAATGTCATCAGTATTATTAAGAAGTTACAGAAAAAGTATTCTGTTATTCTTCTATCAGAATTAACAATTGATTTTGAGAAAGAAGGGTTTACTGATACTGTATCTCATCCTGTTAACAGACCATTAAGAGAACTCGCTGGTGCTATCAAAGCAGCAGATCTATTCATTGGATGTGATTCTGTTGGACAACATATCGCTAAAGCATTTGACAAACCAGCAGTTGTAGTTGTTGGGTCTACATTCAAAGAAAATATCAGTTACCCAGATGACAAGAAGTTTAGTGTTCTTGATATGGGTGAAGGTCTAAGAGTATACGATCCTATTCGGATCACTATTGATGAATATACCAACCGAGTCAATGACCGTATTATGGCAATGAATGATAAGGTTGAATCTGTCATTATGCAAGAGGTTGATAAACTAATGAAGAAGCATTATAAAGCTTCTGATAAAGTTATCAGACTTCCTGACGAGATGCAGCAACAAGTAGACCAAACTCTAGCGATGGAGGAGGAATACAAAAAGCAGATGACTTCAGGTAAAGGAATGCCTATGCCACAACTAGGTGGTAGCAAACCCGTCAAGTCTAACAATCCAAATCTAATACCAGCATTAATGGCTGATCAATCTGACATCAAACCCTTAAGTAAAGTTCCTTCTGGGTTTGCTGATATGACAAAAGGTAAGTAACTATGATTATTTTAGCTGTCGCACGTGGACACAATGGAAGTACTACCTTAATGGTAGATGGTGAGATAGTATTCTATCTCGAAGAGGAACGTCTTACTAGATTCAAGTATGATGGTTCTCCTATGCTAGGTATACTTAAAGCATTTGAGTATGTTGATCATATTGATCACCTAGTTGTATGTCATACACATAGATCTGGTCCTAATTTAGATTGGACTGGTGAGCATATGTATGAGGGATTTGTAAGAAAGATTGCTCGAAAGAAATGGGAGTTTGAAACAACTTACATTGATATGAATCATCATGAGATGCATGCTGCATGCAGTTTCTATAATTCTGGATTCGAATCTGCTGCATGTGTCATTGCAGACGGTGCTGGAAGTTTCTTACAGATGCAAGAAGTTCCAGATACATTATATGAATTTGAAACTATCTTCCATGCAGAGTATCCTGAAGAGTTTGAACAAGTATGGAAGCATGTAGGAACTAAGGCTGCTATTGGTTTCCATGAACCAGAACCTAATACATTCATTACTGAATATCCTGGTCATACTAAAATGTATGAAGCAGTAACACAGTATTGTGGGTTCCCTGCTATTGAGGCAGGTAAACTTATGGGTCTTGCACCATACGGTAAACCTAATGATGAACTACCATCATTCTTTAAAGATGGATGGGGTAATAGGGATTTGATTGTTCCAACATATCCTAATGCTGCTACTATTAATGAAGCTCGATTTGAGATTCTTAAGAATGATAAGCACAATCAACAGAAAGGTGAGATTCTAGAACATTCAGAAGTTCAGAAGGATATGGCATATAAGATTCAGGAAGAAACATCTGAACGTATGTGTGAGTTGATTGAGAAAGCAGTTGAGTTAACTAGTGAAAAGAACATTGTAGTTTGTGGTGGTTATGGTCTTAACTGTGTAGCAAACTATAAGTATTGGGAACGCTTCCCTGATCTAAACATCTATTGTGAACCTATTTCACATGACGGTGGAACATCTATTGGTGGAGCACTTTATAAGTGGCATCAACTTACTGACAGCGAAGAACCTAGAAAGCAAGCATCTGTTTACTATGGTCCTCAGTATGATCCTGCTACTTATGAGTCATCTCTTGATGGTTTAGATGTAACAGATACTGATTATGATTCAGTTGCTGCACTTATCCGTGAAGGTAATATTGTTACTATCTTCCAAGGAAGATCAGAAGGTGGTCCTCGTGCTTTAGGTAATCGTTCTATCTTATTTGATCCTACTATTAAAGATGGTAAGGATATTGTTAATGGTGTTAAGCACAGAGAATGGTTCAGACCATTTGCATGTTCTATTAAGAAAGAACATGTACATGAATGGTTTGATCTTCAAGGACGTGAAGAAACACCACACATGATGTATGCTGTGAAATGTCATGATGGTGTAGAAGAAAAGATTCCATCAGTGATTCATGTTGATAATACATGCAGAATTCAAACTGTGACAGAGGAACAAAATGAACATTACTATAAGCTCATTAATGCTTTCCATAAGATTACAGATGTACCTATACTCTTTAACACTAGTTTCAATCTTGGAGGTGAACCTCTGGTTGAAACAATCCATGATGCGATAGAGACATTAGACACGAGTGAGATAGAGTATATGTATCTCCCAGAAATTCAAAAACTAGTTAAGGTACCTAACAAGTCTGATGACTAATCATTTTGAAGATATCTTAGTTATTGATGATGTAGTCAATGCTAGATATCAGGAGCATCTGAAACAATCCGTTATGGATTCTAAGTTTCCGTGGTACTTCAATCGTGATATAACATCACCTTTGTGGTATTGGAAAGAGAATCAACTTAATGATTCTAAATTAGATGTTGAGGATGCTTCGTTTACTGGGTTTATGCACATCCTTTGGGGAAAAGAGGGAAAGGAATCTGAGTGGTATGATATCTTCGTTCCTCTTTTATACTCGATGGAAGAAAAGATCAATATGACTATCAAGGAGCTTGTTCAATTAAGATTGGGTCTCTTTACATTGAACAAGAACCGTCAACCTCATCATGTTCCGCATGTTGATTATCAGGATGATGGATTGAAGTACACAGCAATCTATTATCTTAATGATAGTGATGGAGAAACACATTTCTTTAATGAATTTCTAGATCCTAATATCAAGAGATTCATTAATGGGTATGACCCCAGTCTCTTTACTGTTGCTAAAACTGTGAAACCTAAAAAGGGTAGATTGGTTTTATTTGATGGTCGAAGATATCATGCCTCTCGCTATCCAGAGAGCACACCCGAACGTATTGTATTGAATATAAATTTTAACCCTATTTAATTATGTGGATACTTGGTGTTAATAGATCTCATGATGCTGCTATTTGTCTCATGAGAGACAATGAAGTTGTGTTGTCCTTACAGGAAGAAAGATTAACACATGTCAAATATGACAGAGAAGTGTTTAATGCTCTGGATAAAGTTGCCAAATATACTGGTGTAATTGACTTATGTGCTTATACACATCTGTACAACACTAAGAATGATTTTGGACCATACTTTAAATATATTAAAAAGATAGGGATTAGGGTCGAGAGGTATGTAGAAGCAAAGGATTATCATCATTCTCTACATGCTTCTTGTGCGTTCTATAATTCAGGATTTGATGATGCAGGTATACTTGTAATAGATGGTGCTGGTGCTGACTATGATTGGGGTAAGGAGCATGAGAGTATCTTTTATTTTAATCAGGATCCAAATGCAGCAACATGTTTAAGTCAAAAGGTTATTGGGTATTCAAATCAGTCTATTGAAAAGGCACCACTATTTGTGGAGAAGGTAAGAAGTATTGGTACTGGATTTGTTTATTCTGGTATTACAGAATTTTTGGGATGGGATAGTTTAGAATGTGGTAAAACTATGGGTCTTTCTTCATATGGAAAACCTAATGATAGAATAAAACAAATGATATCTGATGCTGGAGGTAATGAGGATATATTTGCTCTAGCAGATTTTAATGAACATAAGAATGTAATGGTTAAAGTACGTCCTTATGATTACATTTCATATTCTAAAGATGAAGATGATAAATTTAAAAGGAATGCAGATCTAGCATATGCTTTACAAAAAGATTTTGAAGAGTATGTGTATCAAAGAATTATGGATACACATAGATTAAGCAAAAGTAATAATATTATATTTACTGGTGGATGTGCTTTAAATTGTGTTGGTAATTATAGAATATTAAAAAGACTACCAGAACATATTAATCTATATGTTGAACCTATGTCTAGCGATTGTGGTACTGCTATGGGTGCAGCGTATATAACATATGCAAGAGAATGTTCCAAACTTGCTAGAAAGAAAAAGATAAAACCATTGTCTAATGTATATTTCGGACAATCATTAAGGTATAATTATCAGTTAAATGATAATGAGTTCCAAGTATGTGAGGTTACACCCCAGAGAGTTGCTGAGTTAATTAGTGAGGGCAATGTAGTTGCTATCGCTCAAGGCAAATCTGAGAATGGTCCAAGAGCACTTGGTAATCGTTCTATTCTATATGATCCTCGTGATCCTAATGGAAAGGACATTGTTAATTCTGTAAAGAAGAGAGAACATTGGAGACCTTTTGCTGGAACAGTACTTGCTGACCATGCACATGAATGGTTTGACATGGATAAGTTACATGAATCACCATTTATGATGTATGCTGTGGATGTATTAAAACCAGAGAAGATACCTTGTATAACTCATGTTGACAATACATGTAGGATTCAGACTCTTACAGAAGATCAGAATCCAAACTACTATAAATTAATAGAGGCATTCTATGAACTAACAGGTGTGCCTATTTTATTCAATACATCTTTTAATCTAGCTGGTGACACTATAGTAGAAACTATAGATGATGCATTACAGACTATGAGAGAAAGTGATATTTGTTATCTGTACTTACCTGAGAAGAATGAAATATTATTCTTCCCAGATAGTATCGAACCTTCTGTAAAAAGACTTTCAAAACACGAGCTTAATAAAATACCATGAAACTAACAGATCTTATATTCGAAAAGAAAAACTTCCTTCCTGCTGAAGACTGTGAAGGATGGAAGGATTGGTTCTGGCACAACACAAGATTCCATGAAGAAGGTGCTGTAGGTGTTGGTGAAGTTGATACACAACACAAAAAATGTTCACAGGTATATCCCGTAGTTGGTTTAGATTTTTGGTGTCAGTTGGCAATTGAATCTGATCGTGCTATTAAAGAGTATTATAAATGGGGTGCTAAAGATAAACTTCTTTGGAGAGCACCATTAGTTTCTTATGACCATGCAATCAGATGCTATCCAGTAAAAGAAGGACACATGAGAGAACATATCGATATCTCTCCAATGGATCCTTTGTTATTGTCTAGGTTATATGCTATGATTATATACCTAGATGATGTTAGACAGGGTGGAGAAACAGAGTTTCCAGCATTGAATTATAAAGTTACTCCTGAACAGGGTAAACTTTTAATATTTCCTTGCAATCAACTATATTCACATCAAGGTAATTCTTCACCTATGGATTCAAAGCATATAGTTACATGTTTCTTCTGTGCTGATATAGATGCACCACATTACAAAGCGAATCAGCATGTTAATCAACAGCATGGAGCTCTCTACGAACAGTACAAATGATCATATGGGTTAATGGATGTTTTGATGTTCTCCATAGAGGACATTATGAATTATTGAATTATGCCAGGTCTCTAGGTTCTATGCTTATAGTTGGTATCGATACTGATAGAAAAGTTAGAGAGGACAAAGGAGAAGGTAGACCAATTTATCCACAGGAGGACAGAGAATATCAATTACGTTCTTTGAAGGCTGTGGATGTAATTCATACCTTTGATTCAAGACAAGAGCTTGAAGATTTGATAAAAACCATAAACCCTGATATACTAGTAGTAGGTTCTGATTGGAAAAACGGAGACGTAGTAGGACGTGAGTATGCAAAAAAAGTTGAATTCTTCGACAGGATCGGAGAATACTCCACAACAAAAACAATACAAGGTCATAATTATAGGTGAGACTTGTATAGACAAGTATGTCTATGGTAAGTGTTCTAGGTTAAGTCCTGAAGCACCTGTACCAGTAATGGAATACATTCGTACTGTAACAGCAGAGGGGATGGCAAGTAACGTAAGAGCAAACCTCTTGTCGTTTGGTGTTAATGCATATCTTATGACCAATGAATTAAAACCAATTAAGACTAGGTTTATTGATGAACGTTCTAATCAACAATTGATGAGGATGGATGAGAACGATGAGGTTGCTGATTATGGATGGGATTTACCAGATACCCCTTTCGATGCTATGATCATATCTGATTATGATAAAGGATTTTTGAGTGTAGAAAAAATATTTGAATTGGTTGAAGCATTTGATGGTCCTGTATTCATAGACAGTAAGAAATCTAAATTACCTAAGAAAGGATGCTTTATTAAGATTAATGAATTGGAAGACTCTAGGTTAAAAGGTATATACAGAAATAAGATTGTTACTAAAGGAAGTTCTGGTGCTGAGTATAAAGGTAAATTGTATTCTGGTGAAAAGGTTCCTTGTTTTGATGTTGCAGGAGCTGGTGATACTTTCCTAACTGCTTTGGTTTACTTTTATCTAGAGTGTGGTAAAATAGAGAAATCTATACCTTATGCCAACAAAGCCGCTGCAATTGCAGTACAAAATCAAGGTACATATGTTCTTACAGGAGATGATATAAATGATTTACGTAGTTGATATTGATGGCACTATTGCCGTGACACCAAAAGGGCAGTATGAAAAATCTGTACCTAGACAAGACCGCATAAAGAAGTTAAATAAGTTAAGGAAGAATGGTAATACCATTATTTTTTATACTGCTAGAGGTATGGGTAGATTTAATAACGATCCTATCAAAGCACATGAAGCATTTTATGATCTAACTTTTAAACAGTTGACTGATTGGGGATGTGAATTTGATGCTCTACATATGGGTAAATTCCATGCAGATTACTTTGTAGATGATAAAGGAATTCAATGTGATGATTTCTTTGGTGGAACTTATGAGTGGTGGGTCAGACCAGATGAGGACTTCAAGAGTGGTTGGCCAGGAGAATGAAGATAGTTCAGAAAGGTTGGGGATATGAGAAGTGGATCTGCAATAGTCCAAACTATTGTGGAAAACTTTTGTATTTTAATGCAGGTAAGAAGTGTTCCTACCATTACCACAAGATTAAAGATGAAACATTCTATGTTCAGAGTGGTGAACTAAAGATGACCTATGGACATAGGGATGATTTTATAGATGCAGACACAATAATATTAAAACCAGGAGATAAGTTTTACATACCTCCTGGTCTTAGACATATGATGGAAGGCATCACAGACGTAGAATTATTTGAATTTTCTACCGAACACTTTGAAGAAGACTCTTATCGGGTGGTTCGGGGAGATTGATATAGTCTTCTACGTTGGTATAATTATATCCATTATTCCATAACATATCTGCACATGTATAGAACTGATATTTTCCTTGTAAATGTTCTGGAAAATCTATCTCTTCTATCTTTGCATTATATTTCTCTGCAATAATATCAGCAATGTCTCTAAAGGAATGTGGATGTCCTGTACCAATATCATATATTCCTGATGGTTGATCATTATTAAGAACAAGATCAACTACATCTCCAACGTATACAAAGTCTCTAACCATCTTCTCAGAGTGTTTAAAGATTTTAATTTTACCTGTCATCTTTGCTTCAGAAACAAATTTGCTAATAGGACTGCGTTGGTTTCCTTTATGTTCTTCACCTTCTCCATACACATTGAAGAATCTGAATCCTTGAATCTTTTTGAATTGATCTATGTTATCTTGTACCCAGTAGTCTACTTGAACTTTTGATATTGCATAGTAATTCAACGGGTTCATATTACCTGCTGAGTTTCCATAGACAGATGCAGAAGAAGCATACTTAACTGGTATACCTAGTTCAATTGCTTTCTTAAATAGTCTTATTGAAAACTCAGTATTGTAAATTGTAATTTTTCCAATATCAGTTTCTGTAGTGGAAGATATTGCTCCCATGTGGATGATCTCATCTACCTGATCCCATACAGGTAGGTTATCTAATAATTGAAAACAATTGCCCATTTCAAACCCAATGAACTTTGCATCCATTTGATCAGCAAATTTCTTTCCAATGAATCCGTTGCATCCAGTAAGAATTTTCATATAAATAACTAACGATTGTAATATAAACCCCAAAGTTATGGCTACTTATGGTGCTCTAGCAGCTATAGTCCCACAAGTCAAGACTAGGACAGTACTTCATGAGGCTCCAGCAGCAAAGCTGGTAGAGGCAAAAATTTCAATATCTCACCAAAGTCCATACCCTGTAAGAGTAAGGATCGGAGTTTCAAGTGGTGCGTTGTTGGCTTTCGCTCCATCGAACTACATCCTATATGACATGGAGATCCAGTCTGGAGAGACTTATGAAACTCAAACCATGTACTATGCCAATGGGCAAAGTCTGGTTGTATATAGTGACTACGAAACTACCTCTTTCTTGGTGCATGGAGAAGTTGTTGATAACCCAGTTGGTTCTGGATTCTTAAATTCTGCTCTTGTGACTACTGCTAGAACTAATACTAGCATCTATACAGTACCTACTGGTGAAGACGTAGAACTTTCGATCTTCGTTTCTAACCAGAGTCATACTCCTTCTAGATTCAGAATAGGAATCTTGGAAGATGGTCAAGCAGAATTGCAAACTGCAAACTACTTAAATTATAACACGAAACTTTTCCCACGTACATTCTATCAGAGAACTGACATTAAAGCAACAGGAGATCAACAAATCATTGTGTGGGCTGAGGATGCCAACATAATGAGTTTTGCTGTATATGGTAAGTTTAAATATAACATCATTGCAACTGACTTCAGTGTTAATGGAAACTTTACTGTTGTTGGAGACTCTGATTTACAGAGTAATGTTACTGTTGGTGGAACTCTTGACGTTACAGGAGATACAACTCTTAAAGCTGCTGCCACTGTAGAAGGTGAACTAGGAGTCAATGGTGGTATCAAAGGTGGTGCTGATTTACTTTCTCCTACCTTTAGTGTTTCTGCACTTGGTGCTATCGCTGGTGCTAGTGCTTCTATTACATCTGCTATTGCTTGTGGTACTACCTTCGGGGTTGGTGGTACTAAGTTCACCGTAGATGCAAATGGCAACACAGTTGTGGATGGAACTTTAGATGTACACAGTGGTGTTACTGCTGATCTAAGTCTTCTAAATAATAAAATAACGAATCTAGGTAGAGCTACTGCGCCAGGGGATGCAATGTCCAAGACTGCTGTAGACTCCCAAGTAACTGCATTAGCAATTGCACTTTCATAAAAAAGATCGAGGGAAATTAAAAAATGGCTAAAAGGCAAATAAGAGACTACGTTTTCTCACCTGGTCTTTCTGGTGCTGGAACATTGAAGGTTTTGGATAAAGTTAGTCCTGACCAGATTCTGCTGATCACAAATGTTACGGCAAACATCGTACTTTATAACTTTGCTGATAACTCACAGCAAATTTCTGCATCGTTCTCGGAAACATCCGATGGATCTGATCCAGACTTCCCTTTCGCTAGTACATTATCAAACGGTGTAACTACGATTACATTCCTGTTTGATACTTCATCATATGCCACCAGTGATAATTTAATAATCTTCATCGAAGGTGATGAGATTAGGATGAGACCATACGACTTCGGTACAGATGCTATCGAACGTATGCGTTTTGCTGAGCCTCTCAGTATGCTTGACGCTGACTTTGAGTATGGTATTCAGCCAACTAAATGGCAGACAATTGACTTAGTACGTGGATATCCATCTTCCTTCGAGTATCCAGGTGCTGATGTTGCTGTTAGTTCAATTACAACCGATGCTTCTACAAACAGTGGTGGTATAGGTCCATCTCTTATTACAGTAGATACTGAATTAGAACATGGATTTTCTGTTGGTGATCCTATCACACTTAAGGGTGTTAATGATGGTGTAGAGGGATTCGCTAAGGCAGAGGGTTCATTCATTATCAGTGATGTTCCAGATGTATCTCAGTTTACTTTTTATGCAAAAGGTAAGGTAGGTCTATCACCTGCTACTAGTTTGCTATCTGGTTTTGTACAGTTAAGGAAAGCAGGTTTCTATACTGGTGCTTCATTAGGAAACCCTACTCTAGCAGTAGAATCTAATGGTGCTTCTGGTCAACTATCAACTAGAGGTAATACTGCTGCTGGTGCAAATAGAATTGGTATCAATGTTCCAGGATCACCTCCTCCAATTGGTGCTCCTCTTAGTGCAGCTGGATTACAATCTGGTACACAGATAACTGGTTATGTAGGTTCTGATACTGCTATTAATATTACAACATCATTTACAGCACCTGTTTCTACGGTTGAGCTTAACGATACAACAGGAATTGATATTGGTGCTGCTCTAGATAACGGTTCTGGAACTACAATCTTTGTTACAAACATCGAAACGAATACCATCTCTTTATCTGCACCATATACAGCAGATAGAACTGGTAACAGTTTCATCTCTACACCAACATCACCAACTACAATTAACTTTGGTAATGGTAGTGGAGCAACATTTAATATTCAAAGAACTTCTGGTGCATACACTGGTGTAGATATTAACCAAACAGTATATTACAATGATGTACAAGTAGACACATATACTGGTCAAGGAAGCAATGCTACCTTCAACGTTGAAAGGAATGGTACTGTTGGTTCAGCAGCTTATGCAAATGTATTTGTATCTAACAGTGGTAGTACATACTCTGCTACAGAAACAATTGTCATTTTAGGTAATAACTTAGGTGGTGCTTCACCAGCTAACGACTTGACAATTACAATTGATTCTGTTGATGTTAACGGTCAAATTCAAAGTATTACTCCTAGTGGTACAGCAGCAGAAGGAACTCCTTACGCTGGAACTGGATATGCTGCTGGAGAACAAATTGTTATCTATGGTAATGTTCTTGGTGGACAGTCACCAGCTCATGACTTAAATATCTTTATTAAAACAGTTGGTGCTGCTGGTGAGATTCTCACATACACACCTATAGGTCAGGGTATCTTCTCTACTCAGGAATACAATAACGTATCTGGTGCTGCTGGATCTGGTGTTGGTATTAACTCATCGTTTAGAGTTACTAGAACAGGTTCTGGTAGCAAGATATCTCAGATTGATGATGTCGAAATTGGTGGAGTAATAGAATTTGAAGATCAATTCGCAATTCAAATAACAGATACAGCAACAAGTACAGTTGCAACATTTACTTATGATGCTGCTACTAATGATGGTATAACAGAAGTAAGGAACGGACTTATCAATGCTATCAATGATCTTTCTAGTGGTTCTACTTTCGTAAGAGCAAGTGCTGGATCTCCTTCTCAGGCTGGTCTCGCAAAGATACAATTGACTGCTATAGTTTCTGGTCAAGCATTCTCTGTAGTTGCAACTACCACTGATTCTGGTGGGTCAACTGCTGATACTCAAACCATTACTCATGCAAACTTTACACCTAACGAGAACACAACAACATCACCAACATATAGTGCTGTTATAATCAACCCTGGTTCTAGTTACCAACCAAATGATACTGTTATCATTGATGGTGGAATCTTGGGTGGTGAAACTGCTACTCATGATTTAACTGTTACTGTAACCAGTGTTGGTGCATCTGGTGAGATCACTGCATTCAGTATTGGTGGTACAGCAGCAGATGGCAACCAATCCTTCCAGTCACTTACTTCAAACAATATAGCATTCAACGCAACATTCTTACCTAAGATTTCTGGTGGTAACTATGCTCCTGAAATTGCTAATGGTGGTAGTGGATATCAAATTGGTTATCAATTCTTAATCGGTGGTCAAGAACTTGGTGGTGATCCAACCATTAACGATATGACTATCACTGTTACAGACATTGATTATCTAACTGGAGAGATCACTGCTATCACTGCTTCTGGTACTCCAGTGTCAGGAGAGAGTATTGCATTCTATCCATCAGTTTCTTTATCTTCTACAACTAGTGGTAATATTAATAATGGTACTAATATAACTTATTCTGCTATTGCAAGAATCAGTGCAACATTCGCTAACAATCACGGGTTGGTTCCAGGAAATACAATCCTTGCTGCTATTGGTTCTACTGGTAATAACCATGATCTTGCTTCAGGACCATTCTTTATTGAAGAAGTTCCTACCTTAAACAAGTTTGTTTATACTACAAGAACTACTGGTACTATTGATACCAATACTCCTCTTACTGGTGAACTCTATACTAGACCAGACTGTTTCTATACACACAGACCATTTGACGGTGGTGTACAACTAGGAACAGGTTCACCATCACACGGTGCTCAGGCGATTCGTCAATCTAAGAAATACATTAGATACCAGTCAGGTAAAGGTATCCAGTATACTACTGGTGCTCTATTTGCTCCATCATATGACCTAAGATCAGTTACTGCTGATGGTACTTCTCTTGGTAGTATTATAACTGTAACCACTGATGACGTTGATCATGGTCTACAGGTTGGTGCTGAGATCGCTCTTAATGGTATTACTACTTCTGGATATGATGGTCACTACATTGTTGCAAGTATCGTTAATGAAATTACATTGACTGTCTTGGCTACAGGTACACTTGGTGGTCTTACTGGTGAGTTCGGTCAACAACCAAGTTTATCTCTGTATAAATGGAAAGGTTCTACTGTAAGATCTGGTGCGTTCGATGATCAGAATGGTATCTTCTTCCAGTATGATGGAACAAACCTATCTGTTGGTCTAAGATCTTCTACATTCCAGATTGCTGGTACTGTAAGTGCTACTCCAGATAACAACCTCATACAAGGAAGCAATACCAAATTCACTGAACAGTTAACTACTGGTGACAGGTTGGTTATTCGTGGAATGAGTCATGTTGTTACTTCTATTATAGATGATACCAACTTAACAGTTAACCCTGACTATAGGGGTGCGGTTGGAGCAGTTAATACAAAAGCTGCACTGACTAAGGATATTATTATTCCACAATCACAGTGGAACATTGATAGATGTGATGGTACTGGTAAATCAGGATACGCACTTCAGATCAATACCATGCAGATGATTGGATTCCAGTATACATGGTATGGTGCTGGATTTATTGACTGGATGTTCAGAGG